GTAAAACTGAAATAATTAAATTTCTACTTAATAAGATGATTCCTTTAGATGCCAGAACTCTAATCTTTTGTGGTAATATAGAACAGGCTAATGAGGTTTGTGAAAACAGGTGCCACTCTAAAACTTCAGACACTGCTTATAATCTTTTTAAAGAAGAGAGAATCAGTAGAATGTCTTGTGTAAAAGCTATCAATGAAGGTCACAACTTTCCCGGGCTAGATGTAGGTATTATAGGGCAATTAAACTCTAAAGAAAAAGACCTTGTTCAAAGAATAGGAAGGTTTGTAAGGTACAGACCGGGCTATGAAGCTCACATGTACATTGTAGTTTCTGAAGGTACTCAAGATGAAAAATGGCTTGAAAGTGCTTTAGAAAACTTTGACAAAAGTAAAATAGAGTATGTAAGAAGTATTAACTTAATAAATAAATTCTCATGAGTATTAGAAAATTTTACAAGTATTTGGGAGTAAGTAATATACTCCCTTTACTTGCAAGTGAGTTAGTTGAAGGCAAACTTCCTGTTACTAACACTAATGCTATCTACACTAAAGACAGAATTACTTTTGTGAAGATGGATAATACAGCTTTTACTGTAGAAGAAGAAAAAGAAATTAATAATCTTTTAATACTAACAGATGAAAATAAATCCTCAAATTAAAATTGCTTTAGCTAGCACAGGTATAGCAGAAGCAGATGGTATTGCTTACTTACTTTCTGTTTACTTTGATTGTAAACCTTCTTACACTCCTTTGGTTCTTGTCCAGAGAATGCATATCACTAATATCTTAGGTATTGAAGGTGGTAGAACTATTTGGAATATTCCTTTATTTGAAGAAGGGATAAATGAAAAATGGGAGTGGGTAAAAGATTGGAATCTTACTTTTAAGAATATTAATCCTAAGAGGAAAGCTACTGATAAAGAATGTATTACAAGGATGAAAATGTTTTTTGCTGAAAACCCTGAAATAAGAAAAGAAGATGTATTGGGAGCTACCAAATTATATTTTAGTTCTTTAACTAGTCCAGAGTATTTAATCAGTTCTCACTATTTTATTTCTAAAGGAGTGGGTAGAGACAGGACTTCAGCTCTGGAAGCATGGGTAGAAAGATACCAATCTGCTGTTAAAGAAATTCCACAAGATAATACTGTTTCAGAAGATATATCTCACCAAATGCAATAACTATGAATTTTAGAATTGCTTTTGAAAAAGGACAAAAAGGAAATAATAAAGGTCTTCCTATGGGAGAAGGCCTTAAAACCCTTGAAACTGCTATTGGAGGAGTGAAAAGAGCTATGATTTATTCTATGGCTGCTGGTCCAAAAGTAGGTAAAACTACCATAGTGGATGTAGGATGGGTAATAGAACCTGCTATTTTTGTTCTTACTCATAACAATAAAATTAGAAATGCCTTAATTCCTATTACAAATAGCCTAGCAAATGTAGTAGATGCAAGAACAAGAGAGCAATTGAATATTGAATATGAGAAATGGGTGTCTCAGCTCATAGATTTAGAATTTGTCTATTTCTCTTTTGAGATAGATAGGGTAACTAAAGAGTTTGATTTTGTTGCTCATTTTCTTAACAAAATTTACAATATTTTTGAAATAAGTTTACCCCAAGGCAAGACACATAAAGAAAAAAATGTTGTACCTTTATCCTCCGACTTCCTCAAAGGAGAGTTAGTGTATGACACTGCTAATCCTGATGACCTTAAAGAAGTTATTAGAGTTGGCCCTGAGCTTTTAGAGAAAATACAAACTGTCTATACTAACTGGATAATTCCTCTATTTGGAGAGTATAATGACAAGGGAGTACAAATTTCTAAGGGTCTCATTAAGTTTATTGAAAAAAAGGACACTCCTACAGGTATGCAGAATACTCTTCTCAAATATGCTAATGAGAATGGATCTTTCCTATATGATGAAGCAAAAAATTTGACAGGCTATAAGCCTAACAACCCAAACAAGTACATCATAGTAGTAACAGACCATTTGAGAAAAATAGCTTGGGAAACAGGTTTTAGAACAAAAGAGACTGTAGATAAGTTTTCAGCCATTGCAGTAGATTTTAGAAATGTCTGTTCTTTTACTTTTGTACATGTCATACATCTTAACAGAGCTATGGCAAATGTAGAAAGAAGGCAATATGATGATGATAGAATCTTTCCAACAGCAGAAGACATCAAAGATACAGGTAACTTAAGTGAAGATAGTAACTATGTTTTTACCATGTTCAATCCAAATGATGATAAGTATAACTTAAAAAAGCATTTTGGTAAACCTATAAAGAATACCAGTGGAGGTATTTTGTACCCTAATATGAGAACTTTGCATTTAGTAGAATCTAGGAATTGTTACTTTCCTCAACATTTCAGATTTACAATGCTTGGTAATGTCAAGAAGTTTAATCCATTAGTAATTTAAAATTAAACAATTATGCCAAAAGTTTTGGTATTAGCCCCTAGTGGTTTTGGTAAGTCAACTAGTTTAGGTCAAGTTCCTGAACTTGGTATTATAGGTTTAGAACCTTCTGAGACTTACCTTATTTCAGTCACTTCAAAACCTTTGCCTTTTCCCGGTAGTTCAAAGTCCTACCCAATAGTTGTATTGCCCAATTTACAAAGTGGTAATAGAGTTATTACAGACAATCCTTCTGACATTGAAATCATCTTAAAACAATTAGTGAATAGCCCTCATAAAAATATTGTATGGGATGATAGTAATTATGTTATGCAGAATTGGTACATGGCTAATGCTTTATCTAAAGGTTGGGATGCACCTAAGCAAATAGGTTATTTTATGGGTAAGATTTTTACTGCCTTAGAAGCCTTAGATGCTGCTGGTAAGAACATCTTTATATTAGCTCATGGGGAAAGTTCTCCGGGAGCTGATGGAAGAATCTACATGAAGTTCAAAGCTACAGGTAAAATGGTAGATGAGTACTTAACTGTAGAGGGTAAAGTAGATGTGACTTTAATTGGTATTAGTAGATATGATGCTACAGCTAAGAAAGTTGTAAAAGAATATCTTACTAATGAAAATGAGCAGTATTCTTCTGCTAAATCTCCTATTGGAATGTTTGACACCCTTTTCATTCCAAATGATTTAGGATTAGTTGCTCAAAAACTTGAAAAATACTATGGATAGTCTATTATATATTGCCATAGGCATTGTAATAGGTATTTTAGGTACTTTAGGTTTTCAAATCCTCTCTCCTAAATCTTTAAGTAAAAGTCTTGAAGACCTTGAAAAAGAAGAGATTAGAAAAGAATGGGAAGAGTCACAAAAAGGGTATAAGAATAATTAGTTTTAATTTTTCAAAAAGAAAAAATGTCAAACAAAATTCAAATTAAAAAAAGCACTTTAGCTAAACAAGTTGAAGATGGAATGAAAAAAGATGCTCTTGCTGAGCACTATGGAGTAAAAGTGGCAGAAATGACCAGAATCTTAAAGCAAGCTGGCCTTAAGATTCGCAAGTTCCATGTTCCTAGTTATGAATTTGTAGATGATACAAATGAAGAAGGGAATAAAGTAACTGAACAAGTTGTTGAACAAGCTGAAGAACTTCAAGAAACAACTGAAGAAGTGCTTGAAACTGAGGCAATTGCTGAAGAAGTAGTTGAAACTCAGGAAGCTGAAACTGTTCAGGAACAAGCTCCTGTGGCTTCTAGCAATGACTGGGGAACAAGATAATTAATATTTAATTAACTAATAAATACAATGTCACAATTAAAAGGATATGGATTTGTTTCTGATACTGATGAGTCATTAGAAACCAAAGTAGGAGCAAAATTCGGAGGTAACTTTGGAGTAGCTTTTTTAACTAAGTTTGCTTACAGCCCTAATGTAGCTAAAGAAGGAGAAGCTCCTAGAGAAGCTATTGAAATAGTTGTAAAAGTTGGAGAAAGAGAGTACAAAGATTGGATCAATCCCATTACAAAAGTAGTGGACAAGAACAATGTAGAAATCACAGATAGAACTTCTCAAGCTTTTATTGATGGTTACAACTTGTTAATTACTCAACAAAATGCTGTAGTAGTTCACTACTTAAAATCTGTAGGAGTTACAGAAGCAACTATAGCTCAAGCTCTTAGCACACCTATTGCAAGTTTTGCTGATTATGGTTCAAGAGTTTCTGCACTTTTACCTATTGGATTTGATAAAAAACCATTAGATTTGTTTCTTGAATATCAATGGAATTTTGGTAAAAAAGCTGATGGTTCTCCACAAGATAAAACTTACCCTACATTACCTAGAAACATGAAAGGTGGTTACTTTATTGTTGGAGCTTTGCCGGGAGTTTGGGCAGAAACAAGAGAAGAGGATGGAAAACTTTGCTACAAAAATAGCAATGGTCAAAAACATCCTTTTGAAAGAAGTGCCGATTTTATGAAAAGTAACAAAGGAACTCAACAAGTATTTGGACAAGCTGCTCAACCACAAGCTGCTAATCCTATGGCTGCTGGTATTGGAGCTGCTACTCCTTCAGGTTGGGGACAAGCTGCTCAGGCTGCTGCTACTGCACAGTAATTAACTTTAAACTTATAACCTCTTCTTATTATGAATCTATTACCATCAGACAACTTAGAAAGAAGAGGTTTTATATGTAAAGATTCTATTTTAAATCAAGTATCTCAAGAAGAGGTTTTTCAGTTAGTTCTTGGCTATAGTCCAAAAGAATTTGATTATATAGTTTCTCCTTTTAGAAAGGATAAGACTCCGGGATGTTGGTTTGAGTACCATACTACCGGAGTTCTTTATTTTATAGACTTTGCAGACAAAAAAAGAACTCATAGGGATTGCTTTAATATGGTTCAAGATTATTTTCAACTTGGCAACTTTTACTTGACTCTGGAGTATATCTACAATACCCTAATAAGAGGTAAGAAAATAGAGAGTTTAATAGTTCAAAAGAAAGTCATAGAGGTAGTTAAACCAAAAGTAAAGATTCTAGTTGAAGCTAGAAATTTTAGTCTTCCAGATAGCTTATTTTGGTCTCAGTATGACATCAAGAAAGAGGATTTGATAGAAGATAGAGTATTTCCTGTAAAAAAAGTGTATGCTTTAAATACTAAGAAAGGTACAATCATATCTGATTGCAATGATGTTGCTTATTCTTATAATGATTTTCCAGATAGCAGAAAAAAAGTGTATTTTCCTAAAAGAGAAGGTAAAAAAAGGTTTTTAACAAACTGTACTAAAGATGATATAGGGGGCTTAACTTCTTTGGTACCTTATGGTAAAGAGCTGATTATTACTAAATCTTATAAAGATTATAGAGTTCTAAAAAACAGTGGAAAACATGTGATTTGGTTTCAAAATGAAGGGATGATACCCAATGACCAAATTCTAAATCAGTTGGTTAAACATTTTTTGAAAGTTGTTGTGTGGTATGATAATGATCAGCCCGGTATAGAAGCTTCAGAAAAAGTCACTAATTACATTAATTCATTATGTCCAGCAAAAGCAAAAAGTCTCTGCTTGCCTGAAAGAGCTTTGTCTTGGGGGATTAAAGACCCTTCAGATTGTAAAGCAAAAGACCCACAACTATTTAATACTTTCTTAAAAACTTTTACTGTATGAAGAATCCTTTTGAGGTTATCCATGAATCTTGGAGGCCTCTTTTTACTGAATTTTATAAAGAAGAGTTTCTTTACTTTCAACATGAAATTATTCCCAATATTTCCTATTACCCTGAAGCTATTAACATCTTCAGGGTTTTTTCTGTTCCAGTGTCAAGCATCAAAGTAGTAATACTAGGTCAAGATCCTTATCATGGCATTGGTCAGGCTAATGGACTAGCATTTGCTGTTAAGGAAAATATACCTGTTCCACCAAGTTTAAGAATTATAGCCACAGAGCTTGATAATGAAGGGCTTAAAGAAAGCCATGACTTTGACACTCCTTGGAAAACTCTTGAACATTGGAAAGAACAAGGAATATTTTTATTGAATACAGCATTAACTGTTGAAGCTGGTAAACCGGGCAGTCATTTGAAGTATTGGGAATCTTTCATTAGAAAAGTTGTTTATTTTATAGGTTTTCAGAGGCCTTGTATATGGCTACTTTGGGGAAAATCTGCACAGTCTTATATGGTTAATCTTCCTATAAAGACTGTTTTTGAAGTTAGAGGTTATGATGAAAAAAGTATTCAGCAAATCCCTGCAAATGAAGATTACAATTATGTTTTGAAAGCTACTCATCCTGCTGCTGAAGTATATACTACAAAAGGAGCTGGTTTCTATGGTTGCAATCATTTCAAATACACAAACATAATATTGTCTAAGACAAGTAGAAAAATAATTAATTGGTAATTTATAAACTTTAATTTATGAGTACAGAAACTCAAGAATCAGCACAAGTAGCTGAAAGAGAGATTACTATCTATGCTACCCGAGGAGGTACCATGAAAAAAATCCTAAGTACTGCAACTACTTGGGGAGAATTAAAACCTCAGATCAGAAAAGAAGGATTTGATGTTAACTCTCTTTTAGCAGCAGAGAATATCACTCGACATGACTTAATAAGTGATTTAGCAGTGTTACCAACAGGCCCATTTAGAGTCATTATGAGACCTAAAGAAACTAAGTCTGGTGCTGGATTACCTTACAAAGAAGTTAGAGGCTTGATTCAAGCTCTTGTAGCTAATAGTGATGCTGCCAAAGCTCACTTTAATGAAGGTAAAAACTACACTACAAAAAGTACAGACGAGTTGAACAGACTTTATGACACTTATTCAGGAGATAAAGGAGCAACAGCTCCTGCTCCTGTTATTGAAAAGCCTAAAGTTGAAAAAGCCTCTAAAGCTGAAAAAGCAGTGGAAGAAAAGCCCAAAGCTAATGTGGCCAATGTAGTAGAGTCTGTGGCTCAAGCTAAAGAGAAAACTACAGGTACTACTGATTTGGATAAAGCTAAGGATGCATTGGCTGTAGTTAGTGAAATCACTGCTGTAGCTGCTAGATCAACTAAAGAGGATGCTATTTTTTATCTAGGAGTTCTTATAGAATCTTTGGAAGTACCTGTAGTTGCAGAAGAAACTGAAGAGGCTAGAAGAAAAGCAGAAGCTGAAGAAGAAGAAAAAAAAGCAATAGAGGTCGAAGCTAGAGAAATGGCCAGAGGTTATTAGTATTAATAAAAGGTCTTGATTACAAGGCCTTTTTTATTTTTTATTTTATGGAGGACACATTTAATGATTACATTTTAAAAAACTCTGCTTTTATACCTTATAGAATTATCTATAATGCTAGACTATTAGGGCTACACTGTAATAGAAACTGGGTTAAAAAGTTCATTAGTATGGGATATTTAGGTTACTTAAGCGAAGAGGAGCAAGCTACAGTGTTGGCTTGTATTGGATCTTTACTTAGTGTATTTAGAGAAAACTATAAAGATAATTTTGAACTTGTTTTTGAACCTATGGAATATGGAAAAACTATGTATCAGGTTAGCTTTAGAGTGTTATATCCTAAATTTGTTATTTCAAACTCTAAAGGAATAGAGCATACTATAAGAGACTTAATTGTTATACATAATTTTGAAATAAAAGATGGTAAACTAGTACCAACTAGTTTAAGAGGAGGTAGGTTAACCAGAAACATACTAGAAATAGCTTCCCAGTATCAGCAAAGTCATTTAAGTAGTATTACTGTTGACACTTATAGGAAAGATCCTTTTGTCTGTACTGGATTTTGTATGGGAAGTAGTACTGATGTAAGTATATTAAAGGCAGAGCTTAAAACAGATTTTATGCAAGGAACTATAGACTACAACAAATTTGAACTTTTCTTGTATACTGTTGATAGTATGGTTAAGTGGGAATCTTTAGAGGGAGTCCCTTACAGGCATATTACTAACATTCCTTTTGCTTTAAATACAGCAGTTTCTTCTTATGATGAAAAATATGCAGACAACATAGTAAAAGCAATTATCAATCAAAAAATTCCTTTAGATTTTAATTTTTATCTTGACAAAGGTTTTATAAAAATAAAAGAAGATAGGAAAGCTTCAGACTTAATTAAAAAAGTAATACTTGAAAAGCATTCTTATGATACTTACTCTA